TACAACCGCGAACTTTGGAACAGCGGTGTTGATGCTGATAAAGAAACTGTTCGTAAGCAGAAGCGTAAACTGTCTTACTACAGCAACATCTATGTGGTGAAAGATCCTACCAATCCTCATAACGAAGGTAAAGTCTTCCTGTTCAAGTATGGTAAGAAGATCTTTGACAAGATCATGGAAGCGATGCAACCTGAGTTTGAAGATGAAACCCCCATCAATCCTTTTGATTTCTGGCAGGGTGCTAACTTCAAACTGAAGATCGTCAAGAAAGACGGTTACTGGAACTATGATAAGTCAGAGTTTGATCGTGTTGCTCCTCTTCTGGACGACGATGATGCTCTGGAAGCAGTTTGGAAAAAGCAGTATTCTCTTGCTGCTGTAACTGCTCCTGACCAGTTCAAGACTTATGAGCAACTGGAAGCACGTCTGAAGATGGTTCTTGGACAGAAAACTTCCCGTCCTCGTCTGGATGAAGAAGTTGAAGATGAAGATAATGATCGTGGTTCTTATACTCCCGACTTTACTTCACGTCGTTCTGAACCCGAACTTCCTGCAGTAAGTTCCTCCTCTTCTAATGATGAAGATGAAGACGATGCTCTGTCCTACTTCCAGCGTCTTGCTGAGGAATGAAGTATAACCAAATCTGCTTGACTCTTTTGGTCATAGCAGCATATGCAAATTTACTACTGAAATAGTCTAATATTTTCAGCAGTCTTCAAGGTTCCGCTCACATACTGAGTGGAACCTTCTCTATATGTCATCATATCTTCCATATCATCAAGAACTACATTTAGATATCTTGGTTTAAGGATGAAGATATTTCTCTTGTCATTTTCCAACCTCTCTTCATACTCATAGTTTGTCACTTGAACTATTGGAGTTTTTGTTACCTGAGTGTCAGTTAAGAAATCATAGTATGTTACAGAGTAATTTGATTCAACTTGAAGACCTGCTGGAACAATCACAACGTTTTCACTATTTTTTACCTCTTCAGTTTCATAGTGATGAATACCGCTGTAGAGAGTATCATAATTACCATACTTATCTAAAAGAAAAGCATCAAAGTCTGTTTGAGACATTGGCCACTCAGACTGAATATTGATAATGTTGTTTGTGATTAGAATCACCCAGTCTAATGTAGAATCTCCATAAAATTCAGCAGCAACATTATCTGGTCTGTCGTTACCTTTGATTTCGTATTTGGTGAAGAACGATAAATTTTGGAAGATGTCTTCTCTTAAGACACCTCTTTTGAATAAATTCTTTACACGAATATAATCAGATATTTTAGCATCTGGAAGTCTGCTAACATATTCAAAATCTGGAAGTCTTTGAAAGTAATTTGACATTTTTAGTAACCTATAGATGCATCATTATCATTTGGATAGTCACTATTAAATATTGGTTCAAGTTCTTGGAACTGCATAGTTATTTCATAAGAAACTAAAACACCATCTCTAAAAGTTGCGTATTGACCTTCTGGTGTATAGTTTACAGTAAAACTTTGTAAAGCACACTCTTTAATCTTACCTATGTATGGATGCTCATTTCCATTTTGACCTCTTAAAAGGTAACGTATTTTGAATGTATGGGGTGATTTTAAAAATAAGTTAGAACTGGATTTTTGCGGAGACATTCCTTGTTTAAAAAATCTAATAATTTTTATTATTGTTTTTGCCTCAGTATCGTTCCTAGCTGACATTTTAAATGTAAAATTAAAAGGTCTTAAAGTGGGAGCTTGAAATAATAATTCCATATTTGGATTGATTATCGTTCCGGTTGTTCTTGACAAAAGACCAGTAACGTTTGCAGCTTGACCTGCTAAAGCAGCCGCCGCGGCTGTTTTTACTTCACCAGCATTTTCAGAAACTTTTTTAGCAGCGTCCTCCACACCAGAAAAGAATCCTGCTCCACCCTCGGTTATACCACTTAAAGCAACGTTTGCCAGTGCGACCTCTGCTGCATTCATTTCCCCAGAATTCCAATTAGCTGCATTTGTATCCGAAATACCTGAAGGGATTGGTAGTATTACGGTTCCTATAGAGTCATTTGTAAAATTTCTTTCTCTCTCACCAAATCCAAATTTTTCACTATCAAATTTTTTGGGTTTATATTTTAACATATCAAATTTGATTACATCTTGCTTTGTTGAACTAATATCAAATGGATAAATTAAAGGACCTTCTGGTTGTTTAAAATTATCTCTACCAACTCCTTTTATGTTTTCAGAGAATGTATCTGCATTAAACGGTTGTGAAGTATCTCCTGTATCTGTAGCTCCATCAGCTCCATTTCCTTTTGAAGAGTCAACTATCTTTGCTTTATCTTCTGGTTTAGTTATTCCCGCTTTCTTAAGAGCATCGCTAACATTTTTATCAACATTCTTGTGAATTGCTCCTTTAGGATCTTGTAGTTCCTTTTGTAATCCAACACCAGCAACTCCAGCCATGGTTGGATATTTTGGGTCAGAAAAACTATATGTTTTTCCACCATCTTTTGAAATAGCTGCTGGTTGCCAACTACCGTTTTTTTCAATATAAACTACAGTTTCTCCACCACTAATATTTCCCGCACCATCTTGTTTAACAGTTGTAACTGTTCTGTGATATATTCCAGTTCCCCCAGTAGTTTCTGTTACTGGTTTAGTAGAACCTTGAGTTCCAGGAACTACTCTCTCTACTGTTCTGGTTGTTGCGCCCACAAAAGTTCTTGCCTGATCACTACAAATTGCTCCTGCAGGACAAGTAAATGACGCCATCGGATATACTTCTAAACAAAATCCTTTATTTATTTAGACGGAACTTCCCATACTGTAAAGAAAGTAATTCGTCAAGTTCATTATATTTTACGACATGAAGTTTCCCTGCAACTTCTTCCCAAGTATATTGCCTTCCTTGTCTCCAATGGAAATTAATTGCTTTGAATCCCCATCGTTCTAATGAAGTGCAAGCAATCAAAGGATGTTGATCGTATTCAATATTAGGTGTTTTTGGATTGTATATAAAGGTATAATATTTTCCTGGTTCTGGATATAAAACTTCTTCTTTAAAAATATCCATAATCATCATCATAATTTCTTCTGGATCTTTGGTCCCAGATTCTTCAACTCTTCTAAGAAGTTCCTTCGTTCTTGCAGTTCCTGTTCCTACGTATTGTCCGAAACCTTCTGCCATTACTTGATACCCAGTTCTTCTTCGGTGATGATTTTAAACTCTATCAATCTATCATCACAAAATTCTTTTGCTGCTCTCCACTTTGCTTTATTAACTTCATATGTGACACACTCATGAATATATGATTTTGTCACTCTTGATTTTTTCACAGGTGGTTTAGTTTGCTTCTTTGGTTTAACTTCAACAATATATGTTTTGACTTGTCCTGTGCTTTCCTTCACTTTGATAATAAAGTCTGGAAAATATCTATGAATACGATTGTCAACTGGTGAGATATATGGAATGGAAAACTCTTCACTTCCCCACTCAAGAATACTTTCATTCAGATCACACCAACGACAAAATTTTCTTTCCCAACTACTGCGACAAATGATATTATTTGGATTACCTTTATACTTCTTGGGAAAGGATGGGTAGTATCTGCTTTTAATACTTTCTGCCATACATAATATATAAGGTCAAAAAGTATTTATAAATGCCTTCTCCAAAGAGCATAGCACAAATAAAAACAAATTTACTACATCCAGCAACCACTTCTCATTTTGAGGTAAAGATTCCTTTTCCTAAAGGAATTCAAGCAGGTGATAGATATTGGAAAGATAATGGAGTGAATCTTAATCAAGATAAAATGCATTTGATGTGTTCTGAAGCAACTTTACCAGGATCTAATCTTGCAACCTTAGAACTTACTAATGATCATACTGGTGTAACAGAAAGGCACGCATATCGCAGAGTCTATGATGACAGAATTGATTTGACTTTTTACGTTGATGCTGAAAATTATCTACCTATTAGATTTTTTGAAACATGGATTAAATATACTGCATTTGAAAGCAAGGCACCTGATGATGCTATAGGTGTGAGTCTTGATAGTGACAATTATTTTTATCGTTTCAGATACAGAGATGAATATGTTGCAAAGTCAGGTTTGGAAGTAACTAAATTTGAAAGAAGCAGTTACACACGTGTAAAGGGAAGTGCAACATCATTAACATACAAATTTGTTAATGCTTTTCCTATTAGTTTGAGTTCTATGCCAGTTTCATATGATAGTTCTAGTCTTTTAAAGTGTACTGTCAGTATGAGTTATATTAGATATTACATTGACAGAACAGTTAATGAAAATTCATCTAGTGCCTCTACTCCAACCGAACAAGCTCAGTTTAATACAAGTAATTTAACTCTTCCTGGACTTGAAGGTGCTGGTGCTTTAAGCACTGGTGGACTTTCTCTGGCAGTGGCAAATGCTTCTGGAAATACTATTGACAGAAGAATTGAAGCAGGACTTCCTGGAGTTGGTAGAAATAATTTTGTTGAAAGAAGTATCTTTGGACCATAATAAATAATCACACTGAAACTTCTATAGGACATTATGCCTTTACCTAAGATTGCTACACCAACGTATGAACTTGAATTGCCATCAACAGGAGAGACAATTCAATATAGACCATTTCTGGTTAAGGAAGAAAAACTGCTTGTAATTGCTTTAGAGAGTGAAGACAATAAGCAAATTACGACAGCAATCAAGACAGTAATTAAGAATTGTATTCTTACAAAAAATGTTAAAGTAGAATCTCTTCCTACTTTTGATATTGAATATTTGTTTCTCAACATTCGTGGTAAGTCTGTTGGAGAAGAACTTGATGTAAATATTATCTGTCCAG